GACGGCTCGCCGCGCGAGGGCACGAAGGACGAACACTCGAGCGGCGGCAGGTAGCCGAGGAAGTTGCCGTTGCTCGGGTCGATCAGGCCGAGGTACACGGTGCCACTGAATTCCTGAAACTTGGACATGGTTTGCTCCTATGCGGGCTCAACTGTTGACCAGGCGCGCCCGCAAGCCGACCTGGCACACGACGTAGGGGAATCCTTCCGGCCGCTGAAGCACGCGGCGGGACAACACTTCAATGCCGATCAGCGGCGGCGGCAGGCAGCGCGGCTTGCGCAGCGCGCGGATCACGCGCAGCACGTCGTCACGCAGGTCGTGCGCCTTGCGCTGCGCATCCTCGTGCGCGGTCTCGATGTAGCCCTCGACGGTGAGGGTGATCGCGTCCACGGCGCTCTGGCTGCCCTGGCCCTCGTCCAGCTCGTCCTCGACCAGGCGCAGGGTGGGATAGGTGTCCGACTCGCCGAGCTGGAACACATCCAGCAGCACGCGCAAGCCGGCGTCCGTGCGGTAGCCGTCGCCGATGCGGATGGCCTGCAGCGCAGCCTGCAGGGCCAGGATGGCTTCCCAGGTCTTAGGCGCGGACACGGATCACGCTCCACACGGTCGAGCCGATGCCATCGTCCAGGACCTCTGACAGCGCCCACCGGATGGCCGGATCACTGGCTAGTGCGATGGTGGCGCCCTTGACCGGTAGCGCCACATCCGCGCGCAGGATGCGCACCTGCCGCGCCTGCGCCACGATGGGCCCCGAGCTGCCGGCATCCAGCAGCGAGGGCGCGCGGAACATCACCGTGCAGTTCACGGCAGGGCCTGCAGGCGGCGTGTAGACGGCCGCTTCCGCCAGCGCTTCAGCCGCGCCGGCCATGCCGCGGACGATCTCGGCGTGCAGTTCCTGGGCGTTCATCGACGCTGGCCTTTCGGGCGCTTACCGGCGCTGTTGTGCTGCTCGATGCAGCGCTTTNNGTCGGGCACGCCGGGGCAGCGTTCCAGCTCTTCCGGCGCGCATTCAATCTGCTCGCTCACGATCACCGTAGGCGGCGTCAATGGCGGCGTTCGCCTCGGCATCACGCTCCCGACGCAGCCCGTCAAGCTCAGGCTCAACAGGGCAAGCAGACAGGCCAGTGCGCGCGGCCTCCGCGTGCTCACGCGCGCGCTGGCCGGACATGCCGGCGACGGCTTGCGCGATGATGCTGGCGCGCTCTGCGCGCTCGCGGGCGAGCTCGTCGCGGAGCGCGTCGCGCTCTCGGTAGACGGACAGCTCGGCTTGCAACGGCGCTTCGCGCTCGGTGCGCCGGCCGTAGTCGTACGCGAAGTAGCCGAACACAACGAACAGCACGACCCAGAGCCAACGCTCCATTCGATGATCCCCTCATGCAGGGCAGTGGCGCGCGTCATGCGATCACCGCGCGCGGGTTGGTCTCGCGGGCCGCGCGGCGGCACATCTCCGCCTCGCGCATGCGGCGAGTGATCAGGCCACCCATGCGCTCGCCCTTCCAGATTCGCTGCATGGAGTCGATCAGCTCCGCCATGAGCGCGTAGTCACGCTTGACGACGGCCGGGCGCAGATCGCGCATCTCGCGGCGGCGATCAAGCGGATCCCTTGAATCGCGCGCCATGCCGGTGCCTCGGTTGTAGGCCAGGCTGATCAGCGCGGCCTGGGCAGCCGGGTGCAGCGTGCGCATGCCAGGCCACGCGCGCTCGGCGGCATCGTGGAACTTGGACAGGTCAGACACGAAACGTGCGTCCGCGTGCTGCTGGCTCCACACCGTGCCCTGGCGAATGTCCGGCCCCGTGGCGCCGCGGCCGATGGTCCACGGATCGCCACTCAGGTGCGCCACGCTCGCCGGCACGCGGCCCGTGCGCCCCACCTCATCCGAGCCGCGCTTGCCCAGCGCCAGGCCCATCGGGCTGCGCGGGTCAGGGTAGGCGTGCAGGTGGCAGCCTTCCTCGCCGGCGATCAGGTCGGCGGCGAGCTCGCGGGCTTGTTGTTCGATGGGGGTCATTGCTCAACCCTTCGGGCACGCTTCAGCGCGGAGTCCAGGAGCGTGTCGATGACCGCCGATTGCCGCGCCAGGCCGGCGTTCCGCGACCGCTCTTTCAGGCGCCACAGCAGCCCAGCCACAGTTCCCGCAGCGGCAATCACCACCACTGCTGGGATGTACGCCTTGGCTGGCATCTGCGCGGCAGTGGTAGCCATTTCGAAGAAGGCCAAGCTGCGATCAGCAAGCCAGAACCCGGTGGAGCCGCACAGCAGAGCCGGCGCGATGCGCCACGGCCGCGGCGCATGGCTGGCATCAGCCAGCGCGGTGATACTGACGATCAGCAGGAGGATCATTGCGATCACGTTGGCAGCCGCGGCGCTCACTGGTCACCGCCCTTGCCGGACCAGCCGCGCGGGAGAAACCCGCGCGCCCAGTCCAGCACCGCGTCCGCCCGGATCTTGTTGATCGCAGCCATAGCCAGCGACACCAGCATCCAGCCGAATAGCCCGGCCACCAGCGAATAGGCCACCACCGGCATCATGGTGTAGACCACGCCGCTGGGGCCGCCTTCGGCGCGCATGGCCAACAGCACCAGAACCGGCGCGATCGCGCCTGAACTCAGGACCTTGGCCAACACGCCGCGCCACGTCAGGGCGGCCGATCCGAGGATCGACGCGCTGGCGCCACCAGCGAGACCTGCGCTGATGGCGTACACCGCGGCCTGCTCTTCCGAAATCGGCTGAGTGGCCGCAGCGACCGTGGCGCCGGCGTAAACCGTCATCCAGATCGCGCTGACCAGGAAGTCCTTCATGACGATTAGCGGCCGAAGACCCGGAAGCGCAGGCGCGCAGGCGGCTCACCGCACCCCGGATACGGTGCCGACGATGCGACGATCTGCGTTCGGCACATCAGCGACTCAGGACCGGGTAGGCCGGGGCCGGTCAGGTGCGATGTGGCGGTGGTGATCTGCACCCTGATCTGCCCGAGCGCGCACTGGGGCGTCGCCGGGGAGTAGGACATGATGGCGAGCTTCGGCGTGCCAGGCCCCCAGGTTCCGCCGGGCGTGGCCGGCAGGACGGGCACGATGGGCAGCGGCGGCTGCCACAACTCCGTGGGGCACGGGTCTGCCGTGGAGATGGTTCCGGCGCGGTAACCCTCCGGCGTCTGGCACTGCGCACTCAGCGCACGGGCGCTTCCGCCCAGGCCGTCGAACACCTGGAACGCGCGGATCTCGCACGACCAGCCGGCCGTGGCGCCGCTGCCAGCGTAGGTGCCGGACACGGATGCGGGGATGTCCGCAGCCCGGGCCGTGGTCGGCAGAGCGGCCACGACGATCAGGGCGACGAGCAGCAGCCACACGGTAGCGATTCCGAGAGCAAGCTTACGCATTGGCGGGACCCTCCTTCAGGACTTTCCACTCGTTGAACAGGCCGACGATCGCCGCGCCGATGGCGCCGATATCGCCGATCCGCGCCTGGACGGCGCCGACGGATTCGTCCGCGGTAGTGAAGGCCGCCAGCACCAGGTCAGCGAAGGCCTGCGCCTTCTCGCTGCCACGCTTGCGCGGCTTGCCGGTGGCGGGATCGATGTCGGTCGGATCGGCCGGGAACAGCGTCTCCACCTGGGCGACGATGTCGATCAGCGCGCGGATCACCGCGACGATGCTGGTGCCAGCCACCCGCACCAGGCCGCGTAGCAGCGGCAGCAGGACGGTGACCAAACGGAACCACTGCAGCGGGGACAGCTTGGGGACGTTCACGGATGCCGCTCCGAATCTGAATGGGTGCCGGTCTTTCCCGGCTGTCAGCCCCGCGGCAGGGGCGGCCCCACCCCGGAGGGTTAGGCGGTGAGCGTGGTGTTGCCGGGCGTCAGCTTGATCGTGCAGGTCGTCTGGCCGTCGGTGCCCGCGGCGAATGCGATTGCCGCGCCGGTGATGTCACCCGCTGCCGGCGTGGCTGCGCTGTCGTCGAACTTGCCCACGGAGACGTCCCAGATCAGCTTTTCGCCCTGCGCGAACACGGCGCCGGTGACCTTCGGGATGTCGCTGAAGACGCCCTCGATGGCGATCTCACCGGTCGCGCCGTCGGCAATGTCGCCGACCGCGATGCCAAGGGTGTGGCCCGACTTCACCACCTGACCGGACACAACTGCAGAGCCGGTCCCGTTGGTCCAGGGCATCCGATCGCCCTTCTGTTGTGCATTTTTCATTGCCGTTCTCCGTAGTGATCGCTGCATCCAAGGCTCTGGGCCTCGCTGACAACCCCGCGCGCGGGGCTCTCAGCGAGGCCCGCCGCACAAGGCGGCGGGCCTGCGATCAGGCGCCCGCGTTCTTGTAGAGCCCGCGGTGATCAATGGCCTTGGTGCCAACCACATGGCGGGCTTTCACCACCACGCCGTCGGTCTCAAAGCCAGCCTTGCTCTCGGTGTAAACACCCTCATTGCCCTGCAGGTAGCCCACTTCGATCGTGTCGATCTGGCTGGGATCCGCCGCCATGAACCACGCGGTGGTGCTCGCGTCCTGCAAGCGCGGTTCGACCACCAGGTTGAGCGTGCGGTCGACGTTGTTCGTGGCGGATTGCTTGGCAGCCACGAAGTCCGGCGAGGTGATCTTCTGGGCCGTGCGCTCCAGCTTGGGCGGCACGATCAGGTGACGCGGGCGCACGGTGATGTAGCGACCCTCGATGCCTTTCTGCAGCATCATCTTCTCGCGCGCTTCCGCGATCGGATCCAGCGCCGGCGCGTCTTCCAGCGCCGCCTTGAGGGCGGTCGCGGTGCCCAGGTTGCCGTGAGTGGCATGGAACAACGCCACGCCGTCGGCCATGTTCGGGTTGCCGGTGAAGATCGCCCACACCAGATCGCTTTCCAGGCTGGCCGCCGATGCACCGAAGGCCTGCGGGATGCGGGTGAGCGCGTCCAGGTCGTCGTTGATGATGGTTTCCCAGGTCAACGCGAACAGGCGGCCGTACTTGAGGACGCTGTATTTCTCGGCGCCCTCGCCCATCGTGCCGTACTCGTACTCACCGCCTTCGCGCACGCGCTTGAGGGCGGGCGCACCGGCCAGCTGCACGCGGGATACTTCCTTGAGGTTCGTCAGCGTCGCCCGACGCGTGAACGCCTGGAACGTACGCATCTCACCCTCGTAGCCCATGCGCAGGCTCTTGGTCACGACGTTCTCGAGGATCTTCGGGAAGTCGCTGGTGGAGTGCATCGCGCGGATGGCGATCTGATCCGGGCTGAGGCCGGCCACACGGATGCCGGCGCGCTCGCAACAGGCACGCGCCATGGCATTGAGGTCGAGATAAGCGTAGGGCTGGCTACGCTCGTCGAGCTTGTGCGCGGCCGGGTTGCCGCGGTGCAGGGCGGCGATCACCATGCCGTCACGGAACGTCGCCTGCGCATCCTGGGCGCCCGGCTCGATTCGACCCGCATTGAGCGGCTGCGCGCCCTCGCCGAGCTTGGCCAGCAAGCGCAGGCCGGCGCATTCCGGGGTGACGTTGTGGTCATCTTCACACTGGCGCTGCAGCGCAACCAGGTCGATATCGGTGCGGCTGGCATGCGGCGCGAAGAGGGCGCGGATGGCCGTGCGTCGGGCCTGGTCTGCGGCCAGGATGGCGGCCGAATCCGGAGCGGCAGCCGGCGCTGCGGGTGCGGCTGCGGGCTGAGTGGGCGCTGCGGGTGCGGCGGCAGCGGGCTGAGCCGGCGTCGGCAATGCACCGCCACCGCCGTCTTTTCCAGCCGGATTCTGCAAACGGCGATTGCGCTTCATGGTTTCATCCTCGTAGTGACTTGCCGGCGCTGCCGGCTTGGGAACTGCGCCACGCATGGCCGCCGCCACCATGGCGGCAACCGATGCAGGAGCGCGTGCGGTGTAGCGTTCGAGACCCGCCATGCCGGACGCGGAAGCGTCGGCGGAGGCATCAGCGTGCTCGACCAACTGATCGACGAACCCGGCGCTCTGCGCCTCGGTCCCGGTGTAGTAGTGATCCTGGCCATCGAGCAGCAGCGCCAGCATCTCGTCGTGCGGCTTGCCACTCTTGCGCGCATAGGCGCCGGCCATGGCCTTGGCGTAGGTGTCGAGCACGTCCGCCCAGCTGCGCAGCTGAGGCGCGTTGCCCTGCACGTAGGTCCAAGGTGCGTGAATCATCAGGATGGCCGACTCGGGCATCGCCAATGTGTCGCCCGCCATCGCGATGAGCGACGCGACGGACATCGCCACGCCGTCCACGGTGGCGGCCTTGGTGGCCGAATGTCGACGCAGCGCGTTGTAGATGGCCAGGCCATCCGACACAGACCCACCGTAGCTGTTGATCCGTACGTTGATCTGGGTGACCGAGGCCGGCAGCGCGTTGATCTGCTCGACCACCTCCTTGGCCGTGACCGAGTCGCCCCACCAGGATTCGCCGATGTCGCCGTAGATCAACAACTCGTACTGGCTGGCGTCGGCGGCCAACGGGCGCAGGGTCATCTGCGGCGCGATATGCGGGTGCTGACTGGTGGCCGAGGCCATCACCAGGCCCGTTACGATCGCGGTGGCGAGGGTGTTCTTTTTCATCAGTGGATGTGCCCGTTCAGGTGAGCGTTTGCCGGCTGTGGCGGCGCGGCTTCGGTCGGGTCCGGATCGACGAGATCCGCTTGCACAGCCGCCCGTTTGTCGGTGGCGGCGTCGCACTCGAGCACCAGCTTCAGCTCGGCGGCCAGGCGCCGCTCGCGAGCCAGCGCTTCGTAGGTGTCCTGCAGCCGGCCGCCTCGCTCGCTGATCACTTCCTGCGATGACTTGAAGCCATTGCGGACCAAGGTTTCCAGCGCATTGGCCTCGTGCATCGGGTTGATCCAGGGCATCGGCGGCCCGCGGAATTCCGCCTGCGCAACGGTCTCCGGACGGATGTTGGCCGGAACCTTGATCTGGCCGGACAGAATCGCCGTGCGCACCAGGCGCTCCCAGGTCGGACGGACGAACATGCCGACAAAGCGATTGGTCAGCGCGACGTACGCCGGGTGCTGCTCGACAAGCTCCTGGCGCTGTGCCGAATAGGTGCCGTTGTAGTTCTTCGCCGAGCTGCTGAAGCTGGTATCCGTGCCAGCCGCGGCGGCGCGCAGCTGGTCTTCGCGGAAGCGCCCAAGATTGGGATTCGGGCGATTCGGGTTGAGCATTTCGATCGTTTCGCCGGGCTGGAGCTGATCGAAGATCAGCCCCGCCTGCAGCTTCATGATCCGCTCACCCGCGCTGGAGACTTCGCCGTCCGGGCCGCTGCTGCCAGGCACGGACGGATCACGCTTGACGAAGGCAGAGATTGCCGACGCGATCCGCGCGGCAATGCGCTCGTTGCTCTCGTACTCCGCGATGTCCTGGTAGCGACCCAATGCGCTGGCCAGCTGGCTGATACCGCGCAGCCCAGAGATGCGGTCGCGGATGGCCAGGTGCAGGATGCGTTCGGCGGGTACGCGCTTGAGCGTCTGATCGTTGAGCGCGGTGGGACGTGCGCCGCCTGGGTGGCGCTTGTGCATCCAGTAGGCAACGGGGCGGCCCCACGCGTTGCGCTCGATGCCGCCCTCGATATCGGGGCTCTCGCGATCGTAGTCGAGCGGTACATGGTCCGCTTCGAGCAGCTCCAACGACAGCGGCACCAGTGTGCCGTGATCGAGGTACGCGACTGGGCCCTCAAGCACCTGAGCGAATACTTCACCGTCACGGAACCATGAGCGCGCGGCCATCTCCTGGCACATCACCCAGTCCATCGTTCCGGTGACTTCCGGACGCTTGGACCAGTCGCGATAGAGGTTCAGGAGTTGGCGCGCAAAGTCGTCGTCGATGTCATCGTTGGCGCGTCGCGGCGTCGGCTCGATACCGATTCCGTTGGGGCCCACGACATTGCGCACCAGCACGCCGATGACCCCGCGCACCAGGTCGTGGTTGCGTTCCATGTCACGGGCCATCGCGCGGGCGGTGGCGGCATCACGAACGACCTGCACTTCGCCGGTCGAGTTGTCCTTGGTGACCTTTCGGGTGCGCGTCGGCCGCGTGGCCTCATACCGTGCCAGGATGGCCCGCGCGTGGGCACGCTGCAGGCCTCGGATCGGCGAGAACTCGGCGATGATGCGATCGAGCCAGTTCATGCGCCACCGCCAAAGTCGGCCAGTGCCGGCGTAAGCGATCCGCGCGGGCGGGCCTGGCGGGCGATCTGGTTTTCGAGACTCGTGATGGTCTTGTTGATCGTATCCAGGTTGGCGCGCCGAAGGTTTCCGCCGTCCAAGCCAAGTTCTTCGCCGCTCGACAGAATCTTCAGTCGCGCGGCGTAAGCGGCGTCAAGTTGCTCTTGGAGGGTTGGCGTCGGCATCGGCGCGCAGGTTGCCGATGCCGCTGTGTCAAGTCAGGCATTCCGTGACACTGTTTTTTGCGGGTGATATCGGTACGCCGTTTTCCGACTGCACCCATGGCGTTCGACGATCTCATCGATCGACCGGCCGGCATTCCAATCTGCCGTGATCGCGTCCGTGTCGTAGCGCGGCAAGGCCGGCATGGAGACGACGCACCCAGCGAGCAGTTCCTTCCAGATCTCGCAGAGCCTGTCCGCGGCCTGGAATGCGTGCGCCGGTGGCGTGCCGGTGAGCACTTCGCAGATTCCGCGCTGGAATGCACGCCGCAGCTCATCGACATGATCTTCTGCTCTGGTGCGCTCACTCATCGGCGTGGCCCCAGGTACTGGTCGGCGTCTCGTCCGGAAGGTCTGCGTCTTCGGACTTCTCAGTCTTCGGCCTCACCGGAGCCGGCGGCGCCTTCACCGCGAGATCGCGCTGAGCTTTGGCCAGCTTGCGAGCAAGCGGCGGTGCCAGCGCTTCAGCGGCAGCGCGGGTGATGGTCGGCAGGTCGAAGCGAATGCAGTCGACCAGCTCGGCGCGCAACACCTCATCCGGCACCTGCCCCTCGCAATCACCGCTGACACGTGCGGTGGCGTCCCAGAGCGCGGCGGCCAAGCGTTTGGCGTTGGCCAGTGGTAGCCCCTCGATAGCGCCGTGCATGCTGGCGCCGAGTTCGCGGATGGTTTCAATTCGAATCTGTTCAGTACTGCTCATCTCAGGGTAATCCTTGGCAAGCTGTCGGGGTCGGCGGGTACAGATGACCATTCGCGGCC